ATATCTTGTGCCACTCGCGCAACTACTTTCCGGAAAAAAATAGAGCCACCGTCTCCGATGGCTCCAAGGGAAGGGAGAACCCCGCAAACCTCGGGGCACGCCACCATTATACACTATCTCCGCGTGCCGTCCGAGATATAGACCTGCAAACGGTCGAGCGCATGCCCGTAGAAGCCCGCGTAGTCGTCTCCGCCGTACGTGGTTCCGTCGTCGCAGACCTCAGACCAGTACCCGGCGTGGTCGACGTCCTGCGAACGATAGTACACCTGCCTGTAGTCACCGGACTCGGTGATGTAGTACATCTGGACGCCGTCGATGGTCTGGCCCCAGACTCCCGCCATGCCGTTCACGCTGTCGCTGTAGCTCGCGGCCTGCACCCAATCGAGCCAACCGCTCTCCTTGGTGTGGACGCGGTAGCGGAGGGTGCCCGTGTCGGCCCAAGCGATGAGCATGTCATGGGAGCCGTAGGGCATGCCCGCGAAGCCGTCTTCGTCGCTGTCGTTGAAGTTCGTGACCTCGCTGTTCCAGTCTCCGCCCCGGTTATGGAGCGCGTAATGGACATTGACGCAGGCACCTGATGACTTGGGGAACGCGCTGCTTGAGTACCCGCTGCCGCCGTAGGTGCCGCCGTTTCCGTCCGTGGGGGCGATGGGCGCGACGTATCCGCTGCCGAGGTAGTCCGCGACGGCCTGCTTGAACTGCGCCCACGTCTTCCCGTATGAGCGGAAGTAGCCGATGGGGTCCGTATGGTCCGAACCTCCCCAACGCTGCGAGCAATCGTAATGGCTCAGGAGGCGGGACGTGTCCCAACCGCGCGAACGCAGCTGGTCGCCCGCCCACTTGACCGCCTCGTTCCATTGCTTGGAGAAATCGGCCGCGTTCGTTGCGTGGGCCAGCTCGATGCCGTACACGTAGCCGTTGCCGTTGCCCACCTGCCAGCACAGGCGGTTATCCGGCACGGTATGGTACACCGTCGAACCGTCGAGCTCCATCACGTAGTTGACGGCGTACGTGTCGTCGCGGCTCCACAGCTGCACGTGGTTCCACGCGGATGCGCCGGGGTTCGCGGTCTCGTGAATCACGAGGTACTGCGGGTTCAGATACCCGTGGCCGCTACTGACGTAGTCCGTGACCTGATTGTACGCCTCGGCCTTGACGGGGACGGCCACAGCCGCGAGGACGGCCACCGCAGCAATCCACCTGAACCGCCTCATTCCGTGCCCCCCTGGAGGCTCTTGAGCTCGCTCGCCCCGATGAGCACGCCGCACAGCAAGCCCGCCACGCTGCACGTCTGCATGACCTCGACGCCGCACGGAAGGCCCCAGATACCGGCCACCGCCTGATAAGCGAGGCCGACGGCGGGAAGCGCAATCAGCGCGACCCACTTCAACGCCTTGTAGACGTTGTCGGGAAGCCAGTACTTCGGAAAATCTTTAACGTCTGTGTCTTTACCGTCTGTGTCTTTAACCTCTGCCATGGTTGTAACCTCTCTGCTCGTTGTTTCGGATATATGGGCGGACGGTAGACGGCGCGGACTCCCGGCACCGCCCGCCCTCGGGATGGACCACCTCCTAGACGAATTCCGCGCGGCTGTAATCCATCTGCTCACCCCCTACGGCTGAAGCCCGGCCCTGAAGACGACGTACGCGACGACCGCCGACACGACTCCGGCGATGACCGTCGACACGACCGTCTCCCATCTCTTCGCCGGGGACGCTCTCGCATCGTCGATTTTCTCCTCGAGCTTCGCGATGCCCGCCTTCGTGTCGAGCGCCGCCGCCTGAATCTGGGAGAGCATCGTCGAATCGTGCTCCCGGTTAAGGCGCAATTCGTCAATCTGTTTCCCGTGCTCGTCGACGCGGGTCTCCAACGACGTCACGCGGCTGTCCAGCACCCTCGCATCGACTTCGTCCATCTGCTCACCTCCTCACGGATATTCTATCGAATGGCGAGGTTCGACGGGCGGGCCGTCCCGCACGTGATTGTCACGTTGTGGCCCGAGGGCTTCCAGACCTCTTTGGCCTCGATGACTGGGAGGTCCACCGTGAACAGGCTCGTCCGGACGTGGACGATGCTGCCGAGGGAGATAAAGTCCTTAACACTCTGACTGGTCCCGCAGTACAGACTGGCTGGGAGTGGGACATCGTATGTCTGATAACCCTTGTGCTCATTAAGATAGCTCAGACCCTCCGCCCGCATGGCTTTTATGATGCCGTCCGTAGTTTTGTCCTCAAGGCTGGACACATCGAGGGTTGTGGCCCCGCAGCGGAGCGCGCTGTCGTAGAGGGGGGATGTGCCGTAGAGCCGTCGAACCACCATCGACGTACCGTCGGCCTTGTCCTTGTCGTACGCGACCACATTCACAGTATCGACTCGGTCGGAGTTGTCGATGCTCATCGAGGCCTTGCCCGTAAGCATGTCCTGCGTGACGTAGACGCCTGAGTCGGATGGCTCGGAAATTCTATAGGCGAACGTTCCGTCGCTGACGGTTGCGGACGGAATGATGACCCCCCCGTTGGCAACGATGATGTCCTGCCATTTGGGGAAGAACTCGACCGCTTCGTAGTCGTGGACGGCGGGGTCGTCTGCCACGAGGCTACCAGAGAATCTCGTCCTCAGCTTCTTCCACACCACTGGAATGGAGCCTCCTGGCCACACGTTGGCCGCGAGATAGGTGATGTGGACGTTCAACGCCCTTAAGAACTCCTGCACGATATCGTTGTTCGATGAGGTCGAGATAGTGAACCGCCCCTTGCTGAAATATGGCGTCCTTTCACCCGTCACCATCAAGCTCGGGGTCATGTTTTGGAGCAGGACAGCCGGGTCGAGTCCGCTTATCTCGACCGTTCCATCGGCGGGGCTCACGGTGGCCCCCTGAGCGAGGAATACATATTGGTCAGTACGGATAATGTCCCCGCCTGAGAAAGTAACACCGATGAAGTGCTGGTTAGCCATATAGTCCTGAGAGAAATCATCGATATCGATTGACGCGCTGAACGAACTGCGCCCCGTGGCGCTGATATCGAGCGTGAGGTTGAAGACGTGAGCTATGGGGGCGACGGGAACTAGGTTCTCGTTCATCCATATCAGCCGTGGTGTCGGTTGGCTCATTAGAAGAACCTCCTTGTGACGTCGAATACGGCGTACGAGTCGGAATTGGACGGGTACACGATTTTCGCATCCGTCCCATTGCCTGCGACTCCCTTCGCCCAGACATACGAGTCGGCGCGCATGACCTTCCAGAACCCGGGAGGAAAACTCACCTGCCCCACGATTGTATCGTATTCGGAATCGCTGTAAAACTTCATCGCCGCGTCGTGATAGCTCCAGGGGTAGCTCCTGCCGAGGTACAGCCTTAGATATTGACCGCTCGCGAACCCCGCCTCGACGAGTTGCTCGGACGAGACCTCTGCTTGGTCATTCCCTACGCTCAAGGTGACATGACCGGCCTTGAGGAGTCCCGTATTCAACGACGCGGGCAGGTCCCACTGGAAACTTTTCAGGTTGGTGCTAAGGCCTTTCGACCCGGCTGGAATCGATGGCGAGAACCGACCGGCTTCTGGGTCCCCCGCAATCAGGGACGAACATACGATATCAGGCGAGGGACAACGGACTGAGACGGTGAGTTCGAGCTGTCCGTAGATGTTCTCGGTGCTCAATGCCCACTTCGAGACATAGCCGTCGAAGTAGCAGGTCGAGCCGCCCGAGTAGCGTCCGTAGACCCTGACTGTCGTCTCGCCCTGGAGGAGGTAGGAGGCGTACGCCCTAACGCTCCCCCTGTCCGTCGATGCCACGTAAGTTCCGAAGACGCTCCCGGCCTTGACGGTGGGACCGCGCCACGGGAGGTGCATCGTCCTCGTCACCATGGGAGAGCGCACCGAGTGAATGGTTCCGCCTGATGAAACCGCGTATTCATCCTCGGAAACCGTGACGGTCTCGTCTCCGAACCCGTCGAGACCATCGTTCAGGAGTTCCCAGCCGCCCGACTCGTAGGCGAGGGAGTTGTAATCATCGTCCAACGAAATCGCTATCGCCCCCGCCTCCATGCGGGTATCGAAAACCACGCACGACTTCGTTTGGTCATATTTGGCGGAGTCGTGCGAGCTGGACCCGTAATATTGAGTGACCCTCATTGCCAACCAAGTGTTTTTTTGCGTGTTCAGTCCCATGGTTCTATCCTCTCTGAGCACCTGCCAAACCGTAGTGGTAGATGTCCTTCATCTGTTGCGCCACCACGTCCGGCGTTGCCGTCGGCGTGTTGAAGTTGATGGTCTGCTGCACGACCTGCCCGCCCGCACCGCCTGCGACGGCGAACTGCGGTGCCCGGAACGATGCCGCGAGGTCGAGACCGTAACCGCTCACGCTCTTCTTGACCGCGTCGAACGACGAGTCCAGCGACTCGCCGAAACCGCCCATGATGGCGCGTCCGGCTGGGATAAGCAACTTCCTGTCGTAGGAGATTGGGCCCTTGTTGGCCGCAATCCAGTCGCCGATGCTCCAGATGAAGTCTTTAACGTTGTTGAACGCCGAGCGCAGCCCTCGAAGGAAGCCGTTGATGATGGACGCGCCCGCGTTCCAGAGGATGCTCCCGACGTTCCCCAATGCGCCGAGTATTCTGCCCGGGATGCCCGACACGTACCCGAGCATACTGCCGACCGCGCCCGACACGCCGCCGACGAGGGAGTTGAACGCCCCCGTGACAGCCGAGTATGCGCTCGAGGCCGCGTTGGCCATGGTCGACACCATCGACATGAAGAACGACGCCACGCCGGACACCATGCCCGACATTCCCGTCAGGACAGTCGACACGAGGGAACCGATGGCCCCCACGACCGAACTCACGACGCCCGCGACGAGCGCCACGACCGTCGATATCGCCCCGCCGATGGTACCGAGGATGCCCGCGATGAAGCCGGACAGCGACGCGACGAGACCCGACACGGCGACAAGAATCATCGAAACCACCGACGTCACGACCGCAACGATGTTCACCACGACCGAGACAACCTGCGCGGCGACCGTGATGACGACGGACAAGATTGAACCTATCACCGACAGCACCGTCTGCAGAATCGGCATGAGCACCTGAATCACCGAGAAGACAACCTGTATAGCCGCCGCCAAACCGGGCAAAGCCGGGTTCACGAGGTTGAGCAGCGCCGTCTCTATCGCCGTGAACGCAGGGATGAGCGCGGCGACCACCTGCGACACAAACGGGGAAACCGCTGCGAAAAGCTGCGACACGAGCGTCACGGCCTGCGCTATGAGCGGCACGACCAGCGCAATGGCGTTCTGCACCACCGGGAGAACCGCCGCCCCCAGGGGGGAACCCCCCCCCCGGCTGCTGGGGGGGGGCCCCCCCGCCGTAGTCAGCGACGGAAGGAACGCCGCCACCGCCGACACGACCGCCGCCCCCATCGAGACAAATGCGGGGACGAGGTTGGAGACAACATACGCCCCGATAGGCCCGACCGCCGCCATGACCGATGATGCAGCCTGTGTGACGGTCTGGAACGCCGCCGCTATCTGGCCCGTGTCAATCGTCGGCAGACTGATACCCACGTTCGCCAGCGTCTGCGCCGCCACGTTCCAAGCATCCGACAACGCCCCGGCGAGCACTGAACCCAAATTCGCCAACGCACCCGGGATGCTGCTGACGATGGTGCCGAACACGACGCCGATACGGGGAACGACGTTCGAGATAACGGCGCTGACCGAAGTCATGAGGTTCTGCGTCGCCGTCCCGAGGTCGGTACCTCCCCCGGCAAGCGACGTGACCCAGTTCTG